TCTACCTTTTGAGGGGCAGCAGCGCGCTCTTCTTGCTTTGCAGCGATTTCTTTCTTGGCAGCCTCGACCTTCTCGATGCGCTCGATGTTGTTGCGCAACTCGATGGCTTCTGCGTCGATTTTGTCAAATGATACTGACTCCTCAGAGTTCAGCGTGCGACCTTCTGCTTGTGCAGAGGCTACGATAGCGTCCATCCGCTCGATAAGAGCAGCGCGCTGTTCGCGGAGTTGTTTAGAGTTCATGTCTCTTTTTTTTGATTTATTTCTGTTTTTCTAATCGCAAACGGTATGCCTCCAGTAGCACTTCGTTGCAGGGTACAGGATCGGCTGCGGCCTCCTCCTGCGGGGCAGCCTCTTCGCGAATTTCAGCGGGTGCTTCGTTCTTGAGTTGGCTCGTAGTTGATGGGTAGGCTGGATAAGTCACAGGGCTGACATCAAACAAACGCGCCACGCTGTGGATGTAGCGGTAGGTGATGCCGTTGCGGCTAATCCATTCGTCCTTCTTAATCGTGAAACCGAAGCTCGACTGAGTGACATCGCCACGGCGAAGCAGCTCGAGTAGGTCGTTTCCGTATGTGGTGTGGGGAGCATCGAACTCGTAGTAGAGTCCGCGTGCATCCTCTGCAATCTTTAGCGTGCCCGATGTGGTGCGTGCCAAGAGGTAGTTCGCGTCGTGGTTCCAGAGTGCCCGCACATCGTTTTCAAGCACATCGCGGAAGGCTCCAGGCTTGATGATCTCAATGAAGCCGCCGAGGTCTTCGCTCTCTTGATTGAAGACGGCAGCGTAGCCGCTGACCATTCTGTCCTCGAGCATCGTGCTGCCGAGTGCGCGGGTCTCAATGATGGGCTTGCCGTTGCGAGTCTCTGCGTCGTATTTCTCGAGCGTGGTGAAGCGGTGCACTACATTCAGCGCAGGGCTGCGCTCAACATAGGCGCTCTGGTCTTCATCGTATTCGTAGACGCGAATCTTTGCGACGGGGTCGTCTGGGGTGCCTGTAGCTACAAAGCCGCTGTCGGCTTCAAGCTCGCCGTCTGCATTGATCTCAAGGATGCGACCATAGGCGAAGCCGTTGGAGGTGTTCCATCGAACGAAGTCGCCAATCTGAAGCTCGGAGGGAAGGGCACGCACCTCTTGTGCGGCCTCTTCAATAGCGGGCTCGAATAGGATGGGGTCATAGTCGTGCTCGTCGAGCCACATTTCTGCGTCCTGTACGCTCCATTTCTCCTTGTCGAAGCGAATGGCTTGCAACTCGCTCACGCCGTCCTTGATGCCGTAGATGGCATCGATGCCGTCACCGAATGCGTCATTCTCACGAGCAAAGGAGTCGTACTTCGCGGGGTCTTCAAGACGCGCCGCGTGTTCGTTGGGGTATGGGCGTTCTTCTTCTGCGTTCATTTGTTCGATTGCTTTTTCTGCCCACTCTCGCATTTCATCGCCACCCCAAGCTGCATACATGATAGAGCCACATATCTGAGCGCCATCTGCATCTTGAAACTCGCCTTGGTCGTAAACTTTGGCCCGAGATAGGAAGCTGTAGGTGCGCTTAATGATTTCGTCGCTGATCTCTTGACGCTCTGAAAGTTGACGAGCGCGAAACCATCCAACGGAAGTACCGCAGTCTGTACCGAACTCTTCTTTGAAGTCCAGCGCTTTCTGAGCGTTATCGCTCGCTGCTTGAGGGTAGTCATTGCGCATCAGTCGGCATCTACTTGTCCATCATTGGGCTGCGTGCTTGCGTTGACCATGTTCAGAGGTTGCAGGTACACATCGCCGCCGTTGATGGGGTTGAGGTTCTCGAGGTCTCGGATGTCGTTAACTGAAAGCCATCCCCATTGGCGGGCGGTGGCGTAGGATTCGAAGCGGCTCTTGGTGTCGCCACGAAGTAGGCCGTCGAGGTTGAAGCGTGTGTAGAGTGTGCCTTTTTCATCTTCACGCAGGAGCTTGCGGTCAAGCTCAGCCTCCCAGCGCGATACGATTGGGCGAATGGTGTCTCGCACGAATGAAATACCCTGCTCCTCGATATTAGCACGAGTCGAGCTGGCATCCAAGTCGGCGAGCATGTGGGGAGGGACGCGGAAGATGCGAGCGATTTCGGTCACCTGTAGCTTGCGCGTCTCGATGAACTGCGCCTCGTTTGGTGGAATACCGACACGCTCGTAGCGCATACCCTCCTCGAGCACGGCAGTAGAGTGGGCCTTGTTTAGTCCCGAGTGGCTGCGTGCCCATGAATCCTTGAGGCGTTTCGCCGCATCGTCGGTCAAGCGACCAGGGTGCGTCAAAATGCCGCCAAGGTTTGCGCCGTTCCCGAAGAACTCTGCGCCAAATTGTTGAGCAGCCAAGCCGATGCCGATGGCTTCGCGTGCTGCACCGAGTACGCTGATCCCTGTGATGCCGTCAAGGGACAAGCCCAAGAAGTGCAGCATTTCGTAGTCTGCGTAGGTTTCCTTGTCGTTCACCACATAGAACTTCTCGCCGTTGTGGACTTTGACCTGCACCTTGCTCGGGTGAATGGGGTGCAAAGCAATGGGGCGAGCTGCAGCATCGCGCTGGATGTGGCAGTAGGCGTTGCCGTGCAATGTGATGCACGCCTGTAGGTACTCTTTCCAGACGAAGTCGGTCTGCGTTCCGTTGGGCTCCTTGATGAGCTTGGCGAGTGGGTGATCCGTGAGGCGAATGCGGCTCTGACCTTGGCGCTCGTAGACATCCAAAGGCAAGGAAGCAATCGTTTCTGAGATGATGCGAGTGGCTGCGAATACTGCAGAGAATGCCATCGCACTCTGCTCATTTACAGGCTCTCCCGTCTTGGACTTGAAGAATAAGTCGTACAGCCAAGAGGCTGGCTTTGCCAGACTTGTGCTTGGGTTCTCTGGGGATGCACGAAAGATTCGCTGCAGGAGGGTTGGCCGTTGCTCCATGCTAATAGTTTAGTCCTTAGCAAAAATACCAAAAAAGTGGAAGCCTTGACTAAAAAAAGATTTGACAAAGTTTGGTAATTGTTGAAATGTTTATATCTTTGAAGTGTTAACCAAAGACAAAAACTAAAAAACAAAACGCCATGAAAACTGTAAACACTAAGCAAGCAAACATCGACCTCGCAAAAAGCCAAATGCTCTACGCTATGAACCAAGCCGCAAAGGCTCTTGTTCGTGGAAACTTCGCAAAGTTTGAATATTGGAGCGATGCAGAGAAAGACGCGGAGGCAAGACTTCGCAGCTACTAAGAATGCAGCCCCGCTTCGGCGGGGTTTTTTATTTCCCCTTTTTCCTCAGCGCAATGCGCAAGTGCACAAGATAGCCTACGAGGTCGTCAATGGTGTCAATGGTGTCCTCTGAGATTCCCGCTTGGCGTATGCGCCCGAGCTTGTCGTCTAAGCGTGCACAGATGCCGCTCACGACATCGCCTCTGTGGAATGTGCTGATGGGATGCTGAAGCGAATCATTGTACTGGTCATTCTTTTCGATGAACAGGTCGCGAAGGCGCTGCAGTTCATTCTCGAGCAGTTCGTTGGTCTCTGAGTTGCGCCCGATGGGGCTCGTGGATGTTTGGAAGTAGTTCATTGCTTAGAGTATTAAAATATCACGCTCGCCGTAGATGGTATCTTCGTCGTCGTCTTCTGCGAGGTCAATCATGTACTGACCCATGGCCATGGCCAGAGCGACCATGCCGTCAATCTTGTCGGAGCTCTTGCTCTTGTCGAATTTCAAGTTCTCGGCGGGGTCTCTCTTTATCTGGATGTTGCTGCACATCCATCGAAGCAGTTCGTTGTAGCCGTGATCCAGACGAGCGCCTCGAATCAATATCTCGAGATTTTTGACGGGTGCGCTCATGGATGCGAAGCCTTGACCGAAGGCAAAGCACTCGAGGCCGTCGTCCACAAGGTCTGGAATCAAGGTACTCGAGTTCCAGCGGTCAAACGCTATGCCCTTGACATCGTAGTTCTCGCACATCTCAAGGATGTCCCTGCGCAGCACTCGGTAGTCTGTCGAGTTGCCATCTGTCACCGTGAGCAGTCCCTTCTTCACGAAAGCGTCGTAGTCGGCCCCTGTGCGACCGCGTCGGCGCTCTACTGCTGCCGAGGTGACCCATGCCTTGAGCAGCACCTTGAAGTCGTCGCCGTCTGGAATGATGAGCACGAAGGCGGTGATGTCTTCCGTGGCGGCAAGGTCAAGACCTCCCCAAGCGGGCAGGCCATAGTAGTCCTCTGGATCGAAGGCCGTGCAGCCACTCATGAAGTCCTCGTCGCTGACCCACTTTTCCTCGGAGCTTGTCCATTGGTTGAGGTGCAAGCGTCGGAAGGTGTTCTCGTAGGTGACGAGCTGCTTGGCCTTGTCGCTCTGTTGCTGTAGGTACTCGAGCTTGATGCTTGAGCCGATGCCAGGGTTCACCTTTGCCCATGTGCTTGGTGCGTGGATGTCGTCCTCTTCATCAATCTCATAAAGTACAGGCAGGAAGGTGCTGTCCTCAATGCTCCCCTCTCTGACCTTGCGTGCATAGTCATAGAGCTCGTAGCAGATGCTCTGCTTGTCATGGCCTGCCGTTGTGATGGCCAGAGTGATTGGTTGGCGGCGTGCGCCTGTTGCGGTGGTTAGAACATCCCAAAGCTCTCGGCTTGGTTGGCTGTGGACTTCATCGAATAGGATCGCCGCAGCATTAAATCCGTGTTTGGTGTTTGCGTCCGCGCTGATGGCTTGAATGAAGGACGAGTCGTTGTTCAGCACGATGCTGTTGCGGTAGACCTTGCACTTCTTCGATAGGAATGGCGAGTTCATCACCATCTGCTTCTGTATCTCGTGAATGATTCCCGCCTGTGCTCGGTCGGCTGCCGCAACGATTACCTCGGTTCCTGGCTCGTTATCTGCAAAGAGATGGTACAGACCCAGCGCAGCGATGAGGTTGCTCTTGCCGTTCTTGCGAGGTATTTGAATGTAAGCCGTGCGATATTGGCGCAGCCCATTCTCGTCGAAGGTTCCGTAGAGTGGGTTGATGATGTCGGTCTTCTGCCACTCGTCCAAGATGAAGGGCTTGCGAGCAAGCTCACCCTTGACATGGGTGCAGAAGGTCTCGATGAATTTGGTCACGCGTTCGCTGCTCATTTCAATAGGTCGTCAATGTCCTCCACCTCTTCGCTCTTACCAACTCGCGCTCGGCTGCTTGGTGTGAGTCCAAAGTGTTGGATGAGTTTGAAGACGCGATTCCACGCCTCCTGCATAATGGCGACCTCTGGGTTGGGTCGTCGGATGGTGCCCGTGGCGGTCTCGCTTTCGTAGGTAGGCCCGAGCTTCTTGATAATAGAGCGCGCGGCCTTGTAGTCTTCCCACGCCTCTGCCAACATCTCGAGGCTGATCTCGTCGAGGTCGCTGATGACACCGAGCTGCTCGAGCCTTCGAGCAAGACGGTCAAAGGTCTCGCGGCTGATGGCATCCAGATGGTCTGGAGTCTTAGGCTTCTGCGCGGGCAAGTCAAGCCCATGGCCGTCGCGGTCGTTTCGATATGTTCCCGCTGCGCGCTTGATGGCTTGCGGTTTCTTTGGTGGCCCTGGCATATTCTTTGAAATTTAGATGTTTAAACAAATACCCTCCCTATCTTGACAATGTGAAAGTGCGCCTCTGTTGCGTCGATGTACAGCAATCCGCTGGGAGGTTTGAACCCCCCCTACCCATGTAAGTCATTGATTCTCTGCGTTTTTCCTTTTCTCCTTGCCCTCGCGTGAGCTCTTCTTGTTGTGACAGCGCGCGCACATAGGCTGGAGGTTCTCAATATCTAAACGAGCGCCGCCGTCTGAGATGGGTCGGATGTGATCCACTACAGAGGCGGGCACTCCACATTCTCTGCAGAGTGGCTCGCCTTGTAGTACAAATTTCCGCAGGGTTCTCCATGGTCTGGAGTTGTAGAAGTCCGCGTCGGGGCCGTCGTTCCCTTTGAAGGTGGGCTTGCGCTTGGCAATCCACGGCTTGCGCTTGCCTCTTGGTAGATTAGGCATGGCTACAGGTGCATCTCGTTTTTCTTAACGATAGCCACCGCCCAATAAAGCCACCCAATGGTGACCGCTTTCTCGCAGATGGCGCTGTCGTAGCACACACTCACGAACGGAAGCAGGTGAATGCTCCCTATAAGTCTAAGCGTTTCTATTTGCATCTTTCATGTAGTTTATTCTCCATTCTTTGCATTCGTCATAACTATT